TGAAAGATATCATTGCAGCATGCAAATATGATGAAGTGTAATGCAAAATTCCTTGACCCATATTAGACTCATTCACAAAGAAGAGTTCTTTTGTTTTAAGGAAATGTTCTTTTAAAGATTGCAATCTCTCATCCTTCCTATGAGATAATTTATTGTCGCTATCTAATATCCAAGCTTTTATAAGTCTTTCTGGTAACATACATTTCTTGTTCTGATGTATTATTAGTTGAGATAATATGTATAAGTACATATTGCCTAGTTGTCTTTTAAAAGGGGTGAATAAATATAAGAATTGGATAGGAACAAAGCTTGGACCCCATTTTGATTTATCGAAGCTCAGAAATAAACTCATTCTTTTACCAGGCAACCTTTTTGATGAGTATAAAGCTTCTTTAATAAATTCATTCTTCTTACCTCCATGTGTAAGTATCTCTCTTTTGTCAAACATACATATGTTTCTGGAGATTGTTTCAATAATATTGATCTTAATTCTACTAATGATTGATAATATCAATATCTCTCTAACTCCACCAATCTGATTCTTCTTAAAAATTTGGAAGTCAACAGGATGGGTTAAGTGCTTATTAACCACATCAAAACTCTTTAGATTACCTTCTTCTACTAATTCTACTACTCCTTCTAAACATCTTCTTCGCTGGTTTTGCCTAGTCTCTGATGAGCTATAAATGTCTCTCAAATTCTTAGCACTAGACTTATAGGTTGCAAATTCATCCAATCCCTTATTGACATTTTTCTTTTTCCTAGCAATTAATATATCCAAAAATTGATTATCATTCAACCCACGTCTCACTAATTTAGCACCGACTTCAATTGCTTTGGCTGAAAATTGATGGCTATGAGGGTTGTGTATTACAAAATTTGCCCAAGCAATAGAGGTTTGACCAGGTTTGTACCCCAAGTGGTTGTTTTGTTCCTTCACTATTCTCATTGATTCTTCGCCTTCTAACATCTTTGACAGAATTTGAAAGCTAGAGTGAGTTGGATTGTCTTGATTTTTGTTGAAAAGCATTGATAAGTACATTTCTGATAATATTTCAGAAAAATCAGCCATATAGCTATCTCTATCAGTGATGATTGGTCTAGGCAACATAAACCTAGCTCCTCCTAAACTATCAATGAAGGTTTGAGATGACGGATCATACCTCACAGAGCCACAGCTATAAGTTTTAGATAAATCTACTTTGTACATATCTTGAGTAAATTTGACCATG